GTAATCATTTATCTCCTTTCATAATTATAAAGCCTTCTTTCTTGGTTTGATTGCCAGCTCGTTCCAAATAGTTTATCGTTGCTGGATTTTTACGGTTTTCAAAGTGCCGTCGCCGAGCATAAGGTATTCGGTTGTCACCAAATACCACAGAAACCCCATTTTGTATTTTTTCCACCCGACCATTCATTTTTAGATCACCAGATAGAACAGGCGCTAGCATTCGAGCTCGACCAAGTGTTTTCTCCGCCTTGGCTTCAAGCTCTTTTTGTATATTTAATTGCTGAACTTGCAAATAAGCTTTCATCTTGCTGTTAAATGTCACCTTAACTTTCGTCATAGCTCGCCCTTTCTAGGGTTAATTTTAAATGTTCCACTTCGTTAGTATCAAAATTCTTGCCTTCATACATCGCAATGATATTGTAGGTTTTGTGATTTATTCGAATACCATTACCAACAGCATCTACTGGAATATCTTCAGGCTTTACGAATAGTGTTGAATTTTCTGCAAATTCTTCACCATTCGTGTCTCGTCTCATTCCAGATTTTTCACGGAATACACCTTTTCGATTCGCTAATTCTTCTTCAATTGTATTGCCGTAAACATTCCCACGATTAACTCGCAAAAATGAATATTCCGTTTCAGAAAAAGTATCGAATATCCTCATAGATAGTCTTTCCGTGCCGAATTCCACCGTTAGAAATTCTATACTTTGCAATCAAATCTGCGTTCTCTTCACAGAATTGAGCGTAATAATTGGTATTTTCTTTAAAATCCACACTATAGCCATCTACAGCTTTTCTTGAAATGCCCACATCGTGGTTTCGTTCCAACTCACTGATATTAAACAATCGCGCATACAATACCTTCAGCCCCGATGTCCAATCAGTTACAGAATCAAACCCACCATTCAGCAGTCTATTCAAGCGTTCCGAAGTTAGCTCATTCAAAATCGTAAAGTTCTGTTCTTCATAAGAAGAGAGAGGGCGTCCGATTAACGCCACAATCTCATCTTTTGAAATCGGTTGTTTCATCTTAGCCCTCTCCTTTCAATTAAGCCGCATTTTTGATAACTACACCAGATTTAACTTTAGTCAAAGCACCACCAGCGTAAATTTCTTGTAGATACTCTTGTTTATTCTGGCTTAGTGAGAAGTTTGTGTAAGCTTCAATTGAATTATCACCAACTGTTTCATAAGCATCACCCACAAACATTACAGCCTGAACACCTTCTGGTGCGAACCAGCTTGGAGTAAAGATTTCTTTAACTTCCAAAGTTCCAGCAATATCACCACCAAGTGGGAATACTAGCGCACCGCTCTTAGTTTCGGAAAGTTTTAGATCAGCTTTTGCAGATTTACTCATTACAAGGTATACATCACCTTCTGCCACGATATTTGCAGCCGCTTTAACGATTGATTTATAAAGTGGCTCGCCTGTTGTTGGAGTATATTCAGTAGCAAAAACACTATTTTTAGCATCATCCAAAATTGAAACAAAGCTATTAATTTTGTCATCTTCACCGCTTCGGCCATCACCAATCACTACTGCTCGTTCAATTTCAGCAATAATTCGTTTTGGTAGAGTTTCAAGCACGAATTTCACCAAAGCACCAGTATCACGGTTTTCTACAATATCTTCTTTGTTCAATTTTAGATAATCATAGATGAAACCAGCACGAATCACACGATCAGTAAATGTTAGTGTTGCTTCTTTTTTAGTTGTGCCGCGTTTATGTCCTTGTGCTCGATTACCAGCCGTTTCAGCATCGATTCGACGAACTGTTAGACCAGTTTTATTAAGAACATTCCAAATTGTTCCAGATTTCTCAATTCCATCGCTAATTGCTGAAACCATTGCTCCTGGTAGTAGAGCCTCAACATTACTAATACCTTTTTGCGCTACATGATCAGCCCAAGCTTTCTTCACTTCGTTAGCATTAGTACCAGCGAATTTCTCAAGAATTTTCGCATAGTCGTTCATCGCCTCACGAGTTTCAAGGTAATTACTTGAAGACTTCACAGCTTGGCTTGGTACTGCTTTTGAAATAGCATCTTTCGCAATTTCTTTATCCATTTCTTCCTCTTTCTCTTCGTTATAATTATTATTTTCGGTTGAATTTTCAGCCTGCTCAACCTCAGGTTCATCGTCTGCTACAACTTCAGGATAAACTGTAGTCGTAGCCTCTTTTTTCAAAACTTCTGGAGTTTCTTTTTCTTGGTTCATTTCTTCACCTTTCAGAGATTTTACGGCTAAAAGCCTTGCTTCTCTATTGGCTCCGCGGAAAACCAAGCTCACCTCAATAATCTCAGCGTTACTAATTGTTTCGCTTTCAAAATTGTAGTCAAAATCTGACATTGTAATTGAGAACGCATTTGAGAGGTGCCCTTCTTCAAGAAGTAATAGCATTTCTTGCGCTATTTCTCGTTTTGAGATACCTGCTTCAAAAATCAGCTCACCATTTTCATAGAAAGCACTACGCACTGAGCCGATCGTATCTCGAACATCACCAGAATGGTTTAGAATTAGCGGAATATCCACCAAATCATTCACTCCTTCTGTTGGAATTGCTCCAGCTCGAATCTCACCACCTTGCTTTAGAGGTAAGCGAAGGCTCGCAACGTCCACTTTCTCGTAATGGCGGTCTTCGTTTACACTTGATGCTACAAACCTAATTTTTCGCTCCTCATTTTCTCCCACGGACTTCGAAATTTCAGTTTTCAGCTCCAGCGCTGTTTTCTTAACTTTTTCTGCCATATTTCCTCTTTAAATTTACTATTACAAATTAATATTACTAGCAAATAGTCGAGCTATACAAAATAATTAGATAATATTGACTTTTTAGCTGTTTTGTAGTATTATTGAAGTATAAAAGAACGGTAATGCGCCCGATTTTGGTTCGGGCATCGCTGCCGTTCTTTTACTTTCTCGCGTCGAAAAATATAGACAAAGAAAAACTCGTCAAGAAATTTCCGACGAGTTGTTGAACTGATTTAATTATAGCAGGTTTTGAGGTTTTTGGCAAAATTAGTCTATTAATTCCTTGATTCTGCCGGGGACGGAGTCGCTATTTTTAATCCCAAAAATTATCTTATCCATATCATCTTCTTCTATGGAGCCATCTGATATATACTCAAAGTCCTCTAAAACTAGCGATTCTAAGTTTATCTCGTGAACGGTGTTACAATCTATTGCTGTTTTTAGAGGGAAAAAATTATATTTACCGCCTTCAATACATACTAATGTGTCTTCAGGATTTCTACCCATTTTATATAATATCGAGTATTTTTTGTCATATTTAGAAGATCCATTAACTAGAAACAGTTCTCCGCTCTCAGGAGCTCTATATAAAATAACAAAAACATGATGAGTTTCCGAGTCGAAAGGTGGATCGCCTTTATATCGAAATACTAATGATTTTTTAGCAGTATATTTAAATGCCTCAAATAATTGCTCCTTAGAGAACATTTTATTCTCCTAGAACTTTTCTTATAGCTTCTTGATCTCTGTAATATTCTTTTGAAGCAGCTAGATGGTCTTCATCTATGATATTGAAAAATTCATCATTATCGGGATTTTCAAAAAAATCTTCATTATTGATTACGACTCTAGTCTTTGGCTTTGACGTATCGACAAAATGATCTTCAAGTCGTTTCCATTCTGGGTATCTGTGACTTATTTTATCTGCAAGATAGAAATTATCGAACTTACCGAAAGTGCTCCAGGAGAATTCAATAGCTTCTTTATCAGTTTCGCTTAAATAGTCATCGTCAATAGATACTCCACCTTCAATCCAGGTGTCTTTCTTGTCTGAATTAAAAAGTTTCTCTAGAAATGCATACTCATCATCATTAAATTTCCACTCGGTTAATTGAGCAATATCTAGAGCCAATGAAGATACGGGGCCGTGTGTCATAGCATAGTATGTATCACCAGAAACAAGCCTACCGTATTTTCGTATATGATACCTATCTGCTGCCCAAATAAGTTTAATAAGTTTGACCCTATTAATCTTCGGAATTTTGGAAACTTTAAAGATATATCCTATTATTTGGGACATCTTTACGACTTTTGTCCTAACCATAGACATATTATACCACCTTTTACCCTAAAAATCAAGTATCTATTATTTACACTCCTATTGTAGCATAAGCGAGATAATAATGTCAATAAACAAAAGCCTCAACGGCGATTAAACAGACTGAGGCGGGATATTTTTATTATAGTTTGTCCTTCGACAAAACCTTTTGATTTTAAATCAATAATTTAATATGTTCTTAGAACTTAGCACTCCATTTATAAAATTGAAATGTGCATATCGATTCTCATACTTACAGCGATATATTTGGCTTTTTCCGAGAGAGCTGTCAGAATCACTATATTTTTCACAAGCTTTCTTGATATCATATATATTCGATAGACTATCTATATTTGTGTCAAGTGTTATCTTTTCATATTTTTTGCCAGTTAAGTATAAAATATTGTTGGGTTCTTCCTTGGAAAAAGATATTTCAGTTTTACCATAAATTGTTTGTAATAATCAAAGTTCAGCAATCTTGATTTTTTAAAAGACTTATGGTATTATAAGATTATAAAAGAACGGCGTAGCCCCTCGTTTTGGTCGAGGCATTAGCAGCCGTTCTTTTGCTTTTACTTAATTTTATGGAATTTATCACCGCTCACAACGATTAAACTATCTATTTTATCGTTATTCTTCTTTATCGAGATATGCTTTTTAGCTTTTTCAATAACATCATTCACATCAATATCTTGATTATAAACATCAAGGAAAATATTTCGCTTACCTTTATCCGTAGCATGATATATCTCATTTCGAATGGTCATAGGCTTAATCTTACCTAAAATACTCTTAAGCTCCCACGCTTCACCATTAATTAAGAAATCATTAGTAATCTTACCTTTTCCCCAAGGTATTCTCTCGACATTATTAAAATTCTTCACCAGCCTTTCATAGAAATCTTGCTCATGAGGATGCATATATTCAGGGTCATTTTGGCCAAGCTTTGAATAGTCAAAAATCTTGTCTCTTTCTTCCTCAATTCCAAACTTCTCCACACAAGAACAGTTTGGGTGAGCACCGGCCGTGTCAATATCAGCATAATCATTAACACGGATTTTCGATTTACCAATTAGAATTCCACCCTTTTTAACATAGCTTTCAGTTACATTAACTCGCCGGCCATTCATTCCACGGCAATATTTGCACGGATTAGCACTCACAACCACCCACTCTTTATAAATCTGCACGCCAGATTCATTCTGAATTTGCACACCAGCCTCCACGCCAGCCAGGCCGTGTGCTCGGTGTGTTTCGGTGCGAGCTATTCGCTGAATTCGCCATTCTTCGGTTTTTGTTATATCTCGCAAGCTACGAGCTAACTGTTCCTTATTCCAGTCTTCTATTTCTGCTTGAGCAACTCTATTCGAAATCGACTTGGCCGTATCTTCACTAAAACTCTTGGTAAAGTCAGTTATCATTTTGCCATAATGCTTTTTCAGCTTGTCAGAAAGCTTAAATTCGGTCAGATCATCAGTCGATATGTTGTTTTGCTTTAATATCGAGACAAAATCGCTCCAAGCCACCACACCACGAGTTACCAACATACTTAGCAATATTAGCTTTATTCTCTGCTTGAATTTTTCACGGTCTTTATCGCCAAGGTTAAAATCTTCAAAATCACTGTCAATAGCGCGCTCAATCTGCTCATTAGTCATATCACGAAAAACAGTTTCTAATGCATTCTGGTCTTTATCTTTTTGCTTTTCGTTTTTTGTTTTCGTATCAGCTTTTAAACAGTGATGATCTCCGCAATGATTGCAGATATGCACACTTTTTGCGTTTAAATCTTCTGGCGATTCTTCAACTTCGCCACCGTCATCAACTTCAGGCTTATCATTCTCAATTTTTAGTGGAGTTTCGCCCATTTTAAGCGTTTTATAGCCATTCGATAGCTCAAATGCATCAACGATGCTGTCTAATGAATAGCCCATATCTAAGCCAGTTTTAATCAAAGCTAGTTCAGCTGCTTTACGCTCAGCCTCAGTCTTCTCTTCTTCAGCAACACCAGGAATATCAAGGTCAAAAGTGATAGCAAAACCCAATCCGCCCGTAATTCGGTTCAATTGATGCGTAAATTCACTCCAAATCCGTGTTGCGAAAGGTTTAATTGTATATTTTATAAAAATCTGCTCATCCACTCGCACACTGGCATAAGTGTTGTTATCATTTACACCTCGAACACTTGCCGGCACACCATAGATGCTATCAATTTTCTTATTAGCCTGATCGAATAAGCTTTTCAAGTCGAGATTTTTATTACTCTCAGCAAACGGCACCCATTCGATTTGAGCATTAACTGGCTTACCTGTTGCACTTTCAATTGGGCGATGAACGTAAACTACATTGTTATTACTGCCACTACCACGATGTCGTGCTTGCAGATTGTCAACAATACTATTATATTCTTCAACACTTCCAGCAGTAATAATAAACTGTCCAGCTGGCACAGCGCCATTTTCAAAGTAGCCAGCTTGATAACTTGCAATATAATCATCAATGGATGCCCATTTTCGAGCGGCATCAGTTGGGCTATAACCTCCGCTCAGATTGTATGGATTAACACCACTTCGAAGCTCAATAATTTCATAGTCAAAATATTCATTAGAGCCAACTCGATAACGCTTTTCTTCGCCAACATAATATTCAGAAACTCCCTCAAGAATGGTAAATCCTGCTAAATTTTCAGGAGTAATCTTTTGTCCAGTTGTTGGAGTGCCGTGTTCATTATAGCTCCAAGCCAAAACATAAACTTTAGGGAAAACCAAACTTAGGAGTGCTAAAGCCTCACGAAAAGTTGCACCACTCATTTGTTGATTCGGGTGATATATTTTATTCATCACCACCGAATCTTGAATTGTTTTACCGTTATTATCTATCGCATACGGCCTAATTGTCATGAATTCATTTACAATTCGTGAAATAGACGGATATGAGTTATCATATGATAACCCTTTATAAAATGTATGCGCACCTAACATTGATTTTGGCCGATTAAAAGCGTAGTGCGAGGCGCTCTTCTTTTTCATATTACCGCCGACCAAACGGCTAAAAAAATCTCTAAACATATTTAAAATATAAGTTCAAATAGTCGAGTAATGCTACACTATCTCACGCCAGCATAAACAATAGGCTTAGGTTTTGGCGGAGTATAATAGCATAAGATGCACGCATCAGCCAAGTCAGGGCTTCGGTTTCCACGTTTTTTGTAGTCACCTTTACTCTCCACCGCTCGCTTGCCTTTTTTATCCATGCTCCAAGTTCTAGCTGTTAATTCTTGGAGTAAATCAGTGTTATTCGGTAGTTGTATTTCATCAATCACGCTTTGCAAATGAAACCACGCTTCACTAATCCAGTTCGGATATTTGTCATCATTCACTGCTTTCTGCGCAAAGTTTATGCCTTGAACATTGTAATTTTTAGCCAATAACTGATCGGTTACACCACCACCAACTCCCGTGTCGTCAATTTTGATCAACACTTCCTTATCTAATTGGGCGAACTGCTCTATTTTCTCCACAAGTTCATTAGTTCTGAGTTTTTCATAAACCTTAAAGTTAATTGTCTTCAAGCCTTTACGCTTCCATAACACAGAGCGGTCATCACCAAGTCGTGCCACATCAACACCTATTTGAATTTCGCCGTCATCTTCTATCTCTCGATCCATAGCATTCAGCACTCTATCACGGCTCAAAATAGCATTTTCGATTTGTAAAAGTGGCTCACCAAGCCAAGTGTGAGCGAACTCTTGAGGGTTGTTTTTCTTGTCATTCTCCATTTCAATTCGCATCACTTCTGGAAAAAGCCCGTTCTTTTCTAACACATCATAATTTACCTTAATTGCATAAGTATTATCTGGCTTTTTCATCACATATTCAACATAGACTGGATCACGTTCTGTGTCTCGGTTAAAGGTAAAAATAAGCCTTGAATTATCTTTACGCACAGTGTTTTTGAGTAGCGTAATAGAGCGTTTCGTAACCGTGCTAGCTTCTTCAACCCAAGCTTCATCAATATTTGGAATAGATTTTAAACTCTCGACATTATCGTGCAAACCTTTAAAAATCCATTCGCTTTCAGTCCTTTTATGTTTTATAGAATCATTTGTAATAATAAATTCAGTTTCAAAACCATATTCAAAAATAATCGCTTTAACCAAAGCATGCGTTGAATCTTTAATTGAGTTTTGAAATTCTCGACAGTTTAAAAATTTCAATCTCTTTTCTCTCGCTCTTAAAACCTGAGAGAGTGCGACGTCGTGGCTTTTTCCGCTCGAACGCCCACCATAAAAAACAAGGTTTCGCCATTTATTTTCTTCGAACAGTGGCTTAAATTCAATCGGAACTTTAACTTTCTTTCGGATTATCTCCATTCACAAACTCCAATGTTGCAACAGTTAGCGTTTCACCGTTCGACACTATATCTTGCTTTTCGCTGAACTCCGTTGTAGTCTTCGCAATAAACTTAGCTGTATCTTGTGCTATCTTTTCGTCTTCACTATCTAAGCTCTTATCTAGCACTCTTTTAGCTTTACGAACAAGCTTATCTTTCGAAACACCTTTTCCACCAATTTCCACCACAATATCTTCTAGCCATTCCAAATTCTTGACTGTAATATTCTTCGCGTATTTTTCAGAAAAACCAGCACGAATCGCACTTTGCAGCGCATTTCCAAAAGTCGGAGAATCTGGCAAGTAATAATACATACCAAATTTAATTTGTTTTGGTGAAAAATTCCGTTCTTTACCTTTTGTCCTTTTCGTCGCCATAACCAATCTTTCTAAGCATATCTTGCTTTTCCTTTTCTGAATAATAGTCCGCCGTAAGTCTTCTTGTCCAAGTTCCTTTTTCTGAAATAAAATTTATTTCTTGATTATCAGATTTTGGCTTTGGTATTTTAGTTCCCATAGCGTAGCTTACGCCATATTTTAACCTAGCATCTAGTAAACGTTTAACTGTTAAGTGCTTCTTGCGCTTAGCTATTTCAGAAAATGGTTTGAAGTTTTTAGTGTAATATCCTTTTGGAGCAAACCAGCGATGGAATACTATAATACCCATCCTACTTTTAACATAAATTGAATGTTTATCGTAAAAAACAACTATTGAATCATCTTCTAGTTTACGAATTAGTATTTTTGAGCTAAAATTAGGATTAGCCATCCTCCACCTTTCTGTCCAAAAATAAAATGGACACACTAAACAATCTTTTCGACTGATAGTGTGCCCATTGATCCCTTATCTATATTATAGCATAAGTTTTAAAAAGATGCAAAAAATTCGCATTTTTTGAGTTATCGAGCTAGATTAACAAGTCTTTCTGTCAGTTTTTGGACTGTTAAAAAAGGTTTGCTGGTGTGAGTATCGAATTTATTAGCATTCTCAATCACTTCATTAATCTTATCAGGGGTTTCATCCACCATTTTGTCGAGCCATTCTAAATCAGATTTAGAATATTTCATTCCACAATGGCTTAATACACAGTTATTTAAATCGTCTTCTAATTCTTTTTTACTTTTTCGATTTTTTTGATAACCAAAATGTTGCAATAAATATGTTTCAAATTGAGGGCAAGAAAAAGCTAAATTTATACCATTTTCTTGGGCATATCTAAAGAGATCTTGATATCCAATTTTCATATTGTCGTGGTCGCATACCGCCCAAACTTCAATATCATCTTCATAGATATTATACTCTTCAGCATATTTTTTTCTCTCTTCTATACATTTTCTAATTAGTGCTTTATGCTGCCCCTTTTTTCCTAGTATTTCAATTTCTACTGCATTAATATGCATATTATCGATAAGAATTTCGAAATAAAGTTTCTCTGTTAGCCCTTCACAGAGTATAAGTATTGATGAAGGAGAATTCACTATTTAATCCCCTTTAAAAATGGACGGGCCCCATATAAACCTTTTCTATAATGCTTCTCTATGGGGGCATCTTTTCTCGGTGAATAATCCGATAGTCTGCTAATAAGAGATTCTTCAGCCTGATTCTTCTCTACTAGGATTATTTCTTCTCGTGACAATGCATTCATAAGTGATGTATCATGAGTGTTTATTATTAGTTGAGATTGGCTTTTATCCTTAAAATACTTCAATATATAAGAACAGATATCTGGGTGAAGATGTATTCCGAATTCATCTATATATAAAGGAGTCCCATCCTCTACCGATGCTACGATTAGAGGTGCCAAGTCAAAAATTATGCGAGTACCAGTAGATTCTTCATCATCAAGAGAAAAATTAATATAATCTACAATTTCGTTTTTTTCTCCACGCACACTATGTTTTGTTTTGATTAAAGTTGACTTTTTAAAGCCTTCCTTAAGTTCATCAACTATAGGAAGACTCTTAATTATCTCATCAGGAGTATCTATCTCATTAATTGTAAAATCTCGGATCCAAAGATCTGCACTTCTTAAGAATTTAAGAACTTTATCTTTTAGTTCTGGCCTTTCGTTTAATATCTTAATACTTGACTGTCTTAGGCTTTGGTTATTCGAAGAGAATACTCCTATTTTATCAATAAAATCGAAAACAATATTAGCGTATTGATTATTATCTTCTCGCGCTTTTGTTATTAATAGTGTTGTTTGACGAGTTTTTTCTAATAAAGAGTTTGTGAATTTGAGTTTTTTAGCTGTTTTAATATTATTTATTTTTTGCCCAGTTCTACTAAAAATAATTTTCTCTTTTTGGCTTGATAGGTCTACTAATTCTTCAGATATAATTTTATCTGATTTAAAAGAGAAACCATAACGCAATGTCGTTTTATCTGATGAAAATTCTATTTCTAGTGATGTTGGACTAGTGTTATCTTTTCTAAGTAAAAAAGGTTCGAACGGTATTTTAGATATATTGGCCGATGACGAATTACTCATAAACCAAAACATAAAATTGAGGGATCTTGAAATATTCGATTTACCACTCGCATTCGCACCATATACGGCTGTGATATCTGTATTAAATTCTATTTTTTGCTCTTTAGCGAAAGAGCGGAAGTTAGATACTTTTAATGAATTCAATTTATACATATATTGATTATAGCATAAAATTCCTTATTTTTCAATGTTTTTGCAGAAAAAATGCAAAATATGTTATAAATAGAGAATTTTAAACAAATAGTACGTAAAAAAATAGCACCTTTAAGTGCTATTTCAAAATTCAATAGTCATCATAACAATATTTTTTTGCCCAGTTTAACGCCATATGGTAGGGCAGAAGGACTATGAGGCTTTTTTATTTTGCCCCTTATATCTAAAATTTTTACCCATTGTTTTTACGAATGTTCTAGCTAAATTCTTTGTTGGGAATTGATATCTAGATTTAACAACACCATTCTCATATTCAACTACGATATGGGCAAAGTCAGGGTTAAGGCATTCTTTACTCATAAATTATATATCCGCCTTCGATTTTTTTAACTTCACTCAGAATATCTACATAAGCAGTTGAGCAACCACTCACTAACTTAGTATAAGGGTAATCGTGGCAAACTATCTCCCATATTCTATTATCAGCTGAGATAATATTAGTGCCACGGTTTAGGTTGAAGATTTTATTATTACTGTTCATAGGTCAGATAAGTCTTCCACTCTTCTGGGTGTTTTTCGAAACTTTCGCTAATGTCTTCCCTAGATTTAAAATATATCTCTGAGGTTTTAAATGCATCTCCATAATCAAAAAGAGCTCTTTTTCGTTTAAAATCCCAGCACCCCATAAATCTATCTTCGTCTTTATCTCTCCAATTAGGTTTAAAGCCTTTGGCATCTTGTTTGATAATCGCTTTGGCTTTGAGATAAGTAAGATATTTTACAGCTTCGTGAGACATTAAAAATGCTAAGCCACAGTCTGAATAATTCTTAAATTTTGTTTCATATTCTTCTACTGTTTCTGCGTCTTCTTTTCTTATTACTCGAGTTTCAGCAATCATTGGTTCAACAATATAGAACTCATCTGGTATTTCTAGTTCTTTGACTTCTTCAAACCATAGTGGGAACATTCGCACATCTTTTTTATTAATTCGTGGAAGAGTAGGGTCGTATATAAAAGTCATAATTCCATCGCTCCACATTTCCACAATATCACCAGCTTTTGCAAATGGTAAATCTTTTAGTAATTTATATTTTTTCATTCTTTAACTTCCTCAACTTATTCCGCTGACTATCTAAATATCTTTTTCGATCTTCTTCAATCTTTAAAGCTTTTTTAATTTCTTCAGATGTTTTTTCGAAAGTTCGTGTTTTATGTTCCGGAACTTTGAATTTCTTGTTGAATAGTTCAACACACGCTACACCTCGATATATCGCTTTCATTCAGCAGGGATCACCTTTACGGGGATTAAAGTTTGGCTATTTTTAAATTGAATTTCAATTTTCATATTCCTCCTTATTTATTGATAAATATTTCAACCTGTTTAGCGCCGTTTTTAAGTAGCCAATTTCGAGCATATGTTGCATCGTTTATGGTTTTGTAGTTTTTGGTGCGCTCAACACCTTTTTCATCTATCCATTTAACTGTAAAATCATTCATTTCTTCTATCTTTCTCCTTAAAACCATTTTGCTGAAGTCAGCAATATGGTCTTGACTTCAGCCCTACAAGGGACGATTAAATATTTTTAATCCTCCCCTCATACAAAAATTTTATAGACATTCAGGGCTTTTGCCCCTTGTAAGGCTGAAATTATGATTTTAATTTACTTTTGGCAACTGACTGTAGTGTTTAGTTTATCTTTAGTGCTTTTGAGTTCAGCTTCTGAACTAATGAACAATCCAATCGCACCCGAAAAGAGTATTAGGGCGATGATCGCAATCGCTCGCCAAGCCGACATTTTAAATTTCAAATCTTGCATAATTAAATGCTGAATATCAGGTTGTTTCATAGTTATCCTTTCATTTTAGTTATTAAAATTCGACTTTCTTATGTTTTGGTTCACCGAGATACTGCTGAATTTCAAAAATTGCTTGATTATATCCAATCGCGAATCTTGCGCGATAACCTTTTTTTCTTAGTTCTTTGAGCATTTTATCTTGTTCAATTAAGTGCTTATTCTTTCTAATTTTGCCATTCTTCTTAAAGACAATAACATCTTCAGCTTTGATTTCGAGAAATAGACCGCTCGCGAAGTTATTACTTTCTGCGATAAATAGATCTGGCCAAGCTCGTCCTTTCTGAAATTTCTTGTGCTTGGCGGCTTGGCCTGGGGTCATTTTCATACCTGAACTAAAATCGGTTCGAAATAGCACATCAGGGTAATTCTTGCGCAGGTAATCGCAAACCTTAAGGTGTAAATTTTCTTCTTTTTTAATCATCTTAACTCCTTAAAATGGAATATCGCTTAGGTCAACTGGTTTATCAAAGTTTTCGGGTGTTTCGGGCTCTTGAGTTTCAGGTTTAGTTTCAGCTTGAGTTTTTGAAGTATCAGATTTTGGCTCATAACCGTAAATTCGGCGGTTAATCGATTTTTTAACCTTGCCATCTTTCTCATAAGTTCGGTCTCCATCTTCACTAACCTTGAACCAAGCGGTGCAGCCAATTGTTTTTTCGAGAATTGCTGCAAAATCTGCCAAGTTTTTAATTTGCTGGATTTTCTCACGAATCTTTTGTTTAACACTTTCATCTTCTTGGTTGTGAACTAAGATTCTCCGCACAGTATCAACTGAGATTCGGCGAGTATCTGGAGTGTGCAACCAAAGCCTTGCGCGATCTTCGGCAGAATCGTTTTCAACAAAGATTTCAGCATAGGGTTTATTGTCATGCTTATCAATCTTAGTTTTAGTGATTTTTACTTCATGTACGCCAAATTCGAAATAGCCGCTTTCTTTAGTTTCTTCTGGTGTAATGGTGATGCTTTTGAGTTCTTCTTGAGTCATAAAATCCTTTCATTAAAATAATAGTTTTTCCACTTCTTGTTCCACTAACGCAAGAGCAGATTGTTCAAAATAAATCGCTCGCTGAATTTCTTTTTCAAAATCCTTGCGGTCAAACTTGAAGATTAAGAGTTCAAGCTGTGGTGCAAGAGCGAAAGAGTCTGAATACATTGCAAAGTAGAGTTTTTCAAGTTTCTCGTTAACTGCAAAGTATTGAATAATTTGCTGTCTGTATTCGATCGGCGGTTGTTGTTCATATAACGCTCGCACTTGTTTCCAATTATCTAAACATTTAATTTCAACTGCTTCGGTGATTTCACCATTTTCGTTAGCAATTTCACCGTCTGGTGAACAAATGATATTTTCGTTAATATCAGACTGCCAAACCCGACCTTCGATAACCTCTTTACCAAGTTTTTGGGCGACTTTCTCGCGTGCTTCTTCTTCGAGAATTTCACCACGAAGAGCAGCAGAATATTTGCGACCACCTAAGCGATCTGCGTAATCGTTCTCGTTGATCGGCTTTGCAATTCGTTCAGCTATTAGCTTATAAATCGCATCGCCGAGTTCAACTTCACATTCTTTCTTTTCAACTTCGGCTTCACCGATTAATTCTTTAAGTTCTTGAACTGTTAAGTTTTTCGGTTGGCCTTTTTGATTCAAAGGAATCTCGATTTTCAACTTTTCTGCAAGCCTTAACCATTCAGATTTTAAAACAGTGCGTGGTGTGCCGAACTCCTTGGCTTTACTTCCGGAGATTTTACCTTCACGGAAGTGTAACCATTCATCTGATCGTTGTTCAAGGTTTAAGATTTTCATTATTTCAATTTACCTTTCAATTCGTCCTTAATTTTAATTAACTCTGCGATTATCTCATTGTTACCTTTAAATTGATTAACTCCTTTTACAAAATTATCTTGAAGTTCTTTGAGATTTTTTGAAGATTTGAGTTGAGTGATGAGTTCTTGTGAATTATCTTTTGCTTTTGGCTTGTCCTCCTGTCCGTATAGGAACTCGTAGCCAACAGTATCGCTTCGATTAACGTCTCGACCAAATGCTTTACCAAGATGTTCAACTGCATCTTTTATCGCATAAGATTTAGCAGCAGGGGCGGCCAACTGGACAGCGTTATTCTTGATATTCGCAAGGTCTGCAGCAGATTTTCCGGCATTAGTTTGAAGTGGGCTTGCACCAACACCATCATGAAAGCTCCACTCGCCAGTGATTGGGTTTTTGTAGTGAACCCGAACCGTTACGCAAACACTTTGTGCAAGCTGAGAAATACTCAAAAGCTCAATCCGCCATTCTTGAAAAATCATATCAAGTAATATTTCAATTTTATCAATCGGAAGATACTTAACATTTTTTGCGGTAGGGTGATTTTTGAGCCACTTAGTATTTACGGGGCTGTTTAAGATGCTTTTTAATCGGGCTGAGTCTTTTATTTCTTCAATTCTAACTTCATTATTTACATATTTGACTAAACTATTCATCTTAAAATCCTCCTTCGTTATATCCTCGGTAAGCTTCAACACTTGGTGATGGTTCAAAGAAACCAATGCTATCTAAGTAGTCATTAAATTCTTCATCGAATATATCACCTGCGATTGTGGCGTAGTTTTTTCCGTCGCAATCAACGTCTTCAATATATGCTTTTTCTTTCAAGACGATTTCAAAGAATAATTCTTTAATTTGTTGGTCTGTTAATTGGTTGTTATTCATACAATTCTCCTTGTGTTGGTTAGTTCATAAATTTCAAGTAAGATCCATTGTTATATGTGCTCCATGCTCGGTAACCTTGTGATTGCCAGATTCTGAAAGCAATCTTGGTGTTCTTGGCTGGATCTGCTAAAATGCTTCGGCTGTGGCCGTGAACACTGTTGATTTGGAATAATCCGTAGTCATAAGTTCCGTTGGTGTTTAGTCCAGAATTATCTGATCTTGGATTACAATTACTCTCCGCTCGGGCAATTGCCAGCATAACTTTTGAGTTCCACGGGTATTTTTCAACTATCTCTCGAAACTCTTCGCACCGACCAGCAACCTGTGAACTCGCAATTTTGGGCGAGGGCTGAACTCGAACCTCCACAGTTCGAGCTAAGCTTGGTTGTTTAGTCGCAGCTTCGAGAGTTGGTTTTAATTGTGGCGAATTCGCCATATTTAAACCTATCGAATTAGATATCTTTGGACTTACTTGTTTTGGTCTAAATTTCGAATAATCTCAACTAATTTATCGTTATTTACTTTTGTGTTAGCTTCGCCTTGTTTCATGCCAAAGTAGAAAGCTAAACCAGCAATAACGGCTGTGTAAATTACAATTGTTTTAGTTGTTTCGATTAATTTCTTGTAGTTAAATTTCTTAATATTTTTCATTTTATTTTCTCCTTGTTTTTGTTTTGTTGGTTTGAGTTCAATTTTAGAGTTCTTGATTTTTTCGAACTCTTTTTCGAACTCGGTTTCATTAATATTTTTCATAAAAATCTTTCTTCATTAGCTCAGCTAGGCCGATAGCAAGGGTGGGCAGCCTACCAGCCCGACAGAGCTAATGAAAACTTATTTCACTGTTCATTAAACTATTGGCTCACAATCTTTAATCTTTACTATTTTTGTGGTTTTCGTTCGGTGAAAGTGAAAATTTATATCTTATATTCATACTTTTTACCAAATTGTTAAGGTTTAAATTGATTAGTAGAGTTTTTCTTATCTCTATGAGACTTTGCTATATGGGCAACGCCTCAATTGAAATAACAAAAGGAGCACCCCTTGCAGTAGGTGCTCCTGTGTAAACAAAAATACTGCAAGGCTCATACTTGCAGCAATATTTCCATGGTAAGGATGAGGTCTCGGGTTCAAGCCCCGATCGTGGCTCCAAGAAATTATCTCAAAGTCTTACGCTCTGCTGCAAGTAGGTTTGTTAGGTTTTTTAATTTTCTATCAATTCTATTTAAATTGTATCATAAGCGGTTCAAAAAGTCAATACCTACGTGGTATGATTTTTTAAATATGCCTTACGTAAATCTTCATTTACTACATGTGTATACATCTGTGTGGTCTGCACGCTTGAGTGTCCTAAGAAGTCCCGCACCAGCAATAAATTAGTATTATTTCTTAATAAGTTTGTTGCGAAACTATGCCTCAAAATATGCGGATGAATATGTGTCCCGAATCCTGATCTTGCCTGTGCATTTCGGCAAATCTCTTGAACGGTAGATTTAGAAATACGCTTACCAGTTAACTCACTAATAAATAGAGCTGGAGATTCATCTGTCCTGAATTCTATCCATTCTTCTATATAATACCAAGTTCGTTCATCAATAAAACAAAGCCTAGGTTTGTCGCCTTTACCAATCACCGTAAATGTATGGTCTTTTTTAATATCTATACAATCTATCGATATTAATTCACTTAGCCTAATACCACTAGAATATAAAAGCGAAATTATCGCTCGATTCCTTAAACGTTTAAATCTTGAATATCCTGCTCTTGGTGCGAAAACACAATCAATAAGCCTAGTGACTTCTTCCGATTCTAAAAAATCAACTACCTTAGCCTTTCGCTTTGGTATTTTTAGCAACTCATAATTCACCACAGGCAAATCTCGCAATCTTGCATATCTCAATACCGATCTTAGACGAATAATATACAATCTTACCGTATTTTGTGATCGATTTTTCCGCCAGCTTGCACAGATCCTACTGGTATTTTCAAAGTTAAGACTTTTAATATCTAAATCTCCTAAATATTCTATAGTATATTTCCTTACAAACTCATGTGTCTCTAGTGTGCGATCGCTTTGTCCTCCTTGAATAATTATCCTATCTCGATATTCATCAAATAATTCACCAACCCTCAAACAACCTCCTCTTGAACTAATTAGAAATTAAAAAGAAATCAAAAAGAATTCTAATTAGAACCTAAAAACTTAAATTTTTATCATTTTCCACTCATTAAAAATAAAATAATTCATTGCTAAATAGTAAATAATATTGCATAGTATTTTACATATTACACATTTATGATCCTATATTTTACAAATATTAGATATTATTATATAATAATTTAGCTAAAACGCAATAAACAACAGTTTTAGAAACTGTTTTTATAGTTTTGTCAAATTGTGAATTAACTTAAATTAAAATTATGTTTCATTGCTTGAAATTTTAGATAGCCCGAATTGTTGAAGCTTTTCGAAATTATTTCATCGCGTTCATTTTGTTTTTTCTGCTCGCGCTTTTCAGCTAATTTTGAAATTTGTCTATTTAAAAATTCTCGCACGATTTTTAACGTCTTGTTAATATTTTCTTTTTTCCAAATCTTAGCAAAATAACGATTAGTATTCTTAATTTTACCTGCTTTTTTCATTAATTTAACCATTTTAACAGATTGGTCAAATTCTTTTTCATAGTTAATTTGACGATTTCTAAAAACGCCTAAAAATTGATCATCATCTATTAAGTCGCAAGCTTTGCCAAGCCGTTCGCGCATAGTTTTTATTCGACGGCCGCATAAAATAAAACTTTTTTCCATTTTTCCTCCAAAAAGTCTTGACAAGATTTTTAGTAAAACGGAGCGGTTAGTTTTCGGCTGTCTCATTTTTCCAAGAAAGCAAAACGCCCCTACACTGATTTTCATCAGCGTGAGGCGTTTTTGTTGCTCATATAGCTTCTTAATTATATCAAAATAATTAATTAAAGTCAACCTTTTCTATATTATCATCAAATGTTATTATAGATAAGGTAAAATAAATGGAGTTAAGAAATGAATTTTAATGAATATCAAAATCAAGCAATCCAAACAGATGTTGCACATAACGCCACTACAGACTCTGCTCGCTACAACGGCTATATGGAAAAAGCCCTTGGACTCGCTGGAGAAACGGGTGAAGTTTTAGAAATAATCAAGAAAATGATTCGAGATAAAGGCGGAGTTTTCGAAACTACATCAGAAGATCGCGAAAAACTTAAAAAAGAACTTGGCGATGTCTTGTGGTATCTTTCCGCCCTAGCCTTTTATAATGATATTAAGCTTGAAGATATTGCAAAAACTAACCTTGAAAAATTAGCTAGCCGGCAACGGCGAGATAAGATTCATGGCAGCGGAGATAACAGGTAATCTGCAAGAAAGACAATCACTGAACAACAGGGTTCATTTATTTCGCATTTTCTGGTATAATAAAAGAAAAAAAGAGGTGGTCGCTATGGAATTAGGACTATTAAAACGTTATGATAAAGTCTACGGATTTTTTCATGAAGACGACGAAACTAAGCCGGTTGTTCTGATTTATTCAGGAGAACTGACAGCAGAGTTTAGTTCTTTCAGTTATTTAGTTGATGGAGCAAAGGGAGTAGAACAACACTATAAGTTCCTTCCAAATGATATTCAACTAAGCCCTTTCAAAGACGGCTGGATCAAAGCCGCAGAATAAACCACTCATCATGAGTGGTTTTCTATTACCTCCTAAGCCAATTCCCCTATCGCAATCACCGAAACAGTAACATCAAGCTCCTGATTGATTCTTGCTATAGATACCATCTTAAACTCCACATAAGTCGTAGTTACCTCTGTATTGAACACGGTCAGCGGAATTATTCCCGTGTTCAAAATCTGAACCGCAACAGCTGGTGGATTTTTAAATGCTTTAGGAAACTCAATTCTAGTCTTTTCATTCCTTTGGCGGAAGAAGTTAGAATTCCAATATTCCTGATCAAACCACTGCGTGTGAACTTGCTGCGTTTTATATTGGGTAGCTAAATTTCCAGATTGAATAACCTGAACGTTAGACTGTTTGAGTTTAATCGGTTCAATAGAGCTATCATCAATATTTTTTCCACTTGCTAAGCCATTCGCAAAATCAGCCACCGCTTTAGTATTAGCCACCATTTCGTCTAGATCTTGCGCCGTTAGTGGAGATAGCGGCACAAAATCCTTATTTGGGTGCGGTAAAGTCAATTTAGCCATTATTTCTTAGCCCCTAGCTTAAAGATTGGCTTAAGTCCAGCAAACGCAGTAGCAACCGCTCCGCTGATCGCCAAAATCTCTTTCGTTGCGTTTGGAATTAGAATCACACAAATTGTTGCAATTAACATATTTGTTAAAATTCCAAGGTCGGCAATGAAATACACTGTAGTTTTGGCTTTTTCGCTGATACGTGGTTCATACTCCGTGTTAGCAATATTTTCATTTGTCGTTTTCTGTAAATCTTCCAACATTTTCAACTCCTCTTTTGTTAATGGTCTTGCATTAATTTGAATCAACTGCTTTTTCTCTACTTTTTTAGAATTTTCAGCATTTTCGCTATTTTCTAAATTGTGCGACATATCTTTTTTATCCTCTTCTTGAACTGTTAACCCTTGGTTTTCAGCCGGTTTTTCTTCAGTAGTTGGCAATTCTTGATTTTCTACTACTTCCGGTTCTTCTTTGATCTCCGGTTTAGGTTCTTCCTTAACTTCTAGTTTAGGCGGTTCAACTGGTGCCGGGCGATAATCAGTGATAGTTCCTGCATCGCCAGCTGGAATTTCAGTTACTGGTGTCAATTCCATCCAAACATCAATTCCATCTCGATTTACTTTTGCAAACCACATTCCATCGTTTTGAACGACTTCGAGAGCAACAAAAGCACCTTGAATTTTAACCCAGTCGCCAGCATTGATTTCGCCATCAATGCGGTAGCCGTCCCAATCGAGTTTAGCAGCCCAACTTGCTGGAATACCATTCTCCGCCCAAGTGAAACCTCGTGGGCAAAGTGCATCGATTCTTAATTCCCTTCGACCATCATTGATATTCACTTCCGCAACTTGATGAGATTGAGGGATTTTAAAATGTGATCCAATGTTAATCACATCATCAATCGCTTCGGCTTGCGGTGCTGGTGCTGGTGTGTTTTGAGGTTTACTAGTATAACGGAAGATTGTCAAATCTTGAACACCGTTAATCCCTGCCAACCAGTCGTGATTATCGGTATGAATACCATTATATCCATATGAACAGTGAATGATATTATCGCCATCAAGGTAAATTCCAGTATGTCCGCCTGCTCCACTAGTTTGTCCTTGCTTGCCCCAGATGAAGATATCACCCCTTTGAGTTGGAATATATCCATTACCATCTGCTTCAATTCTTTGGAAACCAAACTTTGGCAAGTCCACAAACTCTGATTCAGTGTTACCAATGCGAAAGCCTTGCGGCAAAATTCCTGCATAAATTAGGGCGTGGTAGATTGAAGATGAACAATCATAAGAGCTTGCTCCATTCCTATTTGTCATTGAGTAACTAACTTTACCTTGTCTCTGTTGGAACCATTCAATTACTTTGTCCATTATTTCTTCTCCTTTCTTTTAATTCTTGCTTTAATCAAATCTTTTTCGTATTCTTCTCGCCAAGTTTGAACCAAACTATCGATATAACCATTACCTCCTAATGCTTTATAATCTTCAAATGCTCGCTCAATTTCATCGACCTTTTCGGGCTGAGTGTTTATCATAAGAAGAATTTCATTTCGCTTGCCATTTTTGGCATTATTCCTACCAATTTCACGAACTTCTTTTACATCTTCTTTGATCTCTGCTATCTGGTCATTAACACCTTGAAATTCTCCTTTGAGCATTTCTTTCATTCCATTTTTAGCATGCCGAAAGAGTGTTAAAATTCCACCGATCAGCCCTGCCAGAAAAGCAACAAATGTTCCTATCTCACCAATTGTTATATGCATCTTAGTTTTAACCTATCCTTTAAATTGTAATTTCTATCTACCCATATTTTAAAAATAAATAGTCGAGCGATATAACCACGTCACCAATTATTCTTAATGAAGTTTAGTCTGATTTTCACATCCACCTTCTGCGCAGAGATCTTTTGATTATGTCGAACCCCCTCTTCATCTGTGAGTTCCATATACTCAGCTGTAACAATAATGTCATCATCACGCCTAATTATCTCAAAATATATTACATTCCTTATTGAATCATTAGAGCTAATTTTATACTCGTTTCTCGATCCCCATTGTCCATTAAAACAGTAGTGGTCGATAATTAAGCCTTTGCGATTCCTACCAGGAAAAACCCTTTTAGTCTTATATCCGTTCGCAAAATCTCCAGCTGGCAAGCTAAAATCCAAAACAACACTTTCACCATCAAGTGACATCTGCCAGAAATCAGAATTTTTAACAAAACTATTAACTTTCATCTATTGCATCTCCAAAAATAGCATAATACCCTTTTCCATCACCTCTTCCAGATATACGAACTTCGTTATTATTAATGCTGTTAACAGGGCTACTTGGTCTTAAGCATTTTTCTAAGTCAAGAATAGATGAATTATTTTTCCTAAAGATAACCGTTTCTTCCCAAAAATAAACCATCGGCAAATAACCCAAATTATGTTCAATAGTGCTATCATTTCTAAATGTCCCAAAGTTTAAAATCTTCAAGCTTCTATTTCTTGAATCATTTAATATTCTTCGCTTTAATGGCGTCACTTCTCCAGTGTAATCAGGCGGAGCAATACCAATCAAACGCACATAAACTCTTCGCGGCGGATCGACCCCTCGAATAGCAAACCGAATAGTTTTCTCTAACGCGCCAACAAGAAAGTTTTCATCTCCACTTGTCCAAAAACGGAAATCTCGAGCATTCGAGAAATCGCTATTTAAACTATACTCGCCTATAATCAATGGCACGAACGGCAGGTTATGCTCAATATCAAAAGTTTTAATATTACTCATAAAGCTACCGTTGTATTCAAAAACTACAACAGGTTTAATAAATTCACTTCGATCAATAAATTTATTAGGTTTCATTCTCTAAAATCTCAATCACATCTTCACCAACAACACTAACCCACTCACCCACAGCCCCAGTTTTTGGGTGTCTTCCAATCAAAATTCGCCTTGTGCCATCTTCTTCCGAATAAATAAAGCCGTCCTTATTAATTTTTGTCAAAATCACCCCATTTTTTGACACAATCAGCTCACCCGTAGTCTGATTTAGTTTTATATTTCCACCCAGCGAATTTACTACTCTGTCGCCCTGAAATTCGATATTTTTTTCAATCGCCATTACGCCAATAGATCCTTTCCGTTCAAAATAGACTTATCCAAAATAAATGATTTCGAAACAATATGTGGTTTTCCAGTTATAGTTGTTTCATAACCGCTATCACTTAGGTTCATCTTAATGCCTGTCACCAAATAGTCGCCTTTATCTTTGTAATTCACACTAATAACATCTCCCAATTGTAGGGCTGGATTACCTTTAACTTTCATTGAAATTGTTGGCGAAAAACTAGCATATTTCTTTAAAATATCTGTCGCAAAAAGGTCGCAGTTACGATAATTGCCAAAATATGGATTGTCGGTAATTTCGATCGCTTTTTTACCGTAGCGTTCCATACTCTCACGGTCAAAAGCCTCATATTTAATGGTATCTACGATTTTTGCGCTCTCGCCCCATAGCTCAATTTTTGATATTTTCGAAGGGCTTGCTCCTTGGTTATTAACTGTCAATTTGTAGGCATCAGCAAAAAGCTCACCTTTCAATTGAATGCCTGAATTGTCGATTTTATCGCCTTTTTTAAATTCCACCCAACTTTCACCAGTTTTTTGGCCAACCGAGATAGGACGAACGCTCCATGCAGGATCATCAAGCGTTAACCATATAGACAAGCTGGCTCTAGGTTGAATAACCCACTCATTTTTACCTTCCGCGCTGAAAATTGGTTGCAGTGGTTGAACTTCTCGCACATCACTTTTAATACTAACATAATTAACCACATCATTAGCTTTTTCTGTTTCAATATCAATAATATTACTTGCGTTAAATGTCATTACTGGTGTTTTGTCCAAATTACCACTACGGTTTTCAAAACGAATTATCCCTTGCTCATCAAGCCACAATAAACCGTTCTCGGCCTGAACTAAATTCTTTAATATAGTGCTAACATTGTCATCATTTTTAAAATAAACAAATGGAATTATATTTTGTCCCCTACTTATACGGTATTGGTTTTCATCCATTCCGTATTGTTTAAATATTTCTTTCAAGAGCGCATCGGTTGAAACATCCCTCAACATAACAGTTCGATTAACTTTTGTTTCAGCAATATCACTCAAAAAATCTAACGCGCTCCAAGTAATTGTTTTATCGTCGTTATATGTCGGTATTTTTTCAGTATTTCCAACGAAAACTGGCACTGTCCCCACATTTTTCGCGCCCAAATAAAGCCTCAAAGGTCGTTTTGGTAGAATATATTCAGCAATCGGGCTCTTTTTCGTTGTTTCAAAAAATGAGAAATAATCGTCATAATTATTCAGCTTTATGTCCGCTATCCCAGACTGCACATTATACGGAAATTTAACCGAACGCTCCACGCTCATTTCCAATAAGCGATCAGAAATATCTTCATACTGAAAAGCATCCCAAACTTGCGCTGGGTTTCCTTCTGGCGTAGCCAATAAATCGCCTTCATCTAATTTAGATTTGTCAATAATGAACCAATTAGTTGATTCATTCTTTTTGCGAGTAAAACTCATCTTAGCTCGCCAATCCAAAGCTACAATACTGCCTGCAAACGCCTTATTAAACCTTTCACTAACAATCTGCATTTAAATCTCCGTAAAGCTCACTTCAGCTTGCTTAACCATTCCGTCAAAGCTCACCACTTCTCGCTTGCCAAGCTCCATATAAACTGGCACTTCCGCCACATTATCCATACCTTCAATCGTCAATCTCACTGGCTCTTGGTTTTGAATTTGTCGGTCATAAAAGCCTTTAATCTCATCAAATTCCTCCTTGGTTGGGTAGTTCCAAGTATGTCCCCAAGTTCGCTTTCTCGCACCAACAACATAAGTCGTTAGTGAATTATCAAGCGTTTTAACTTTTTTAACATTATCCACTGTCGTTTCTGGTAGTGGCACTTCAACGATTGACCATTCAACAGTTTTAGTAGAATCGCTCAATATTATCTTCATTATGCAAACCTCCTCTTATCGTTTAGCTCTAACTGCTCACGAATCAATTCAGCCACCTTTCGCTGTTCGGCAGGGCTTGTCGCAAAAGTTCCGCTCACGTTAATAGTATAGTTATTTCCACCAGTTCCACCAGTTTGGCTGTTGATTTTATCAATCAGGCTAGCCATCTTGCTTTCAGGCACAATCCACTCATTCTCACCACCATCGCCAGCCCAAATCAAGCTTCCACCACCTTGAGGGCCAACAATACCACCAGTTTCAAATCGTGGTACATTTAGTTTTTCTAATTTTCCAATATGCACTCCAGGTATTGCGTTAATGATACCAATAGCAATATTAATCATATCAATAAAGCCATTAATCATACCAACGGCAAAGCTCAATACACCATTGATAGCCCATTTAACCGCACCACTGATAGCACCACCGATTGCATCTCCGACACCTTTAAAGATGCCAACTATTCCATTCCAAACGCCAGCAAAAAAGCCAAAAACGCCAGAAAAAACATTTTTTATACCATTCCAAGCCGTAGTGAATACGCCAATAAAGAATCCAGCCACAACACCAAATACTGCTTTAATTCCATTCCAAATAGTCGTATAATACCAAACTACACCGTTCCAAATCGCCATAATTCCGTTCCATGCAGCCTGAAATATCGCACCAAAAAATTGCACCACTGGTGTAAATATCGCCGCTATTCCGTTCCATGCAGCCTGAAAGAAACCAATAATCTGGTCTTTAAAGGTAAAGAACAAACCAACTAACAAGGATATAGGCCAAAAAATAACCGCAAGAATAGTCAAGCCCCACTGTTTAAAAAATTCGACAATCCCGTTAAATAAGCTAGTTATACCATTCCATATTCCAGTGAAAAAGTCACCAATACCTTTAAAGAAAGCGCTAATATTTCTGCCAACTTCACCCAACCAGTTGCCAATATTTTTAAAGACTTCACCTATAAAATTACAGAAGTCCTGCCAGATTTTCTTTCCCATTTCTGTTTGTGTAAAGAAATATACCAGACCAGCTACTAGAGCAGTGATAGCCATTACTATCAAGACAATAGGGTTAGCCGCCATTACGAAATTAAGCAGAGCTTGAGCTGCAGCTGCTATCTTCATAACTACACCTAATGTTGTTAGTGCGGCAGTTAAAGTTCCTACTGCCACAACTAAAGATTTAATAATATCACCACCAGGCATATCTTTAAACGCATCATCGAAAGCTTTAAAAGCCACTTTAACAATATTCTTAAACGCTTTTTTAGCCACAGGTACTAAATTTCCTAGCCAAATCTTAACCGACTCAACTAAATTATTAAAAGTTGCGTCTAAATCACCACCACCAGCTAGCGCAGTAATAAAATTCTCCCAAGCTCCTTTCATCGAATTAAAAGAACCTTCAATTGTTGAACTAGCTTCTTTTGCAGTCGTTCCAGTAATCCCCATTTTTTCTTGCAACTTATGTATCGCAATAATAGATTTGTCAAAACCAATATCATTAAATGATTTAACGCTTTCATCAATAACGCCCATATCTTTTGCAAGTTTCAGCATTTCGGTTGACGTTCCGCCATAGCCAACTTTAAGGTTATCAAGCATAGTTGCATTGCCTTTTGCTAGACCTTGATAAGCGTATTGAATCGCCTCCATAGATGTCCCCATCTTATTGGCGTTATCTGCCATATCACGTATTGCCATATCAGCAAGCTCAGCAGATTTTGCCGTATCGCCACCCAAGCTTTTTAATAGGCTTGCCGAAAAGCTAGTAACGGTTTCCATATATTTATTTGCGCTCATCCCAGCTGTTTTATAGGCTTGGTTTGCATAATTCATTACCGTATTTGAAGAACTCTTAAAAAGCGTTTCCACGCCACCAGTAAGTTGTTCATAGCTTGAATATGCCCCAACCGCAGCAGCACCAAGAGCGCCGATTGCCGCACCAGCTACCGCTGCTCCTTTTATCGCAAAATCTCCTATTGAAGACCAGCTATCACGGTATGCTTCTTTCTGATTCTCGGCTTGTTTTTTAACTTCTTTCTCGGCTTTAGTTAATTTCTCGTCTAAATCTTTAGTATCAGCAGTGAAATCATAGTTAATTGTTCCAACTGTAGTCATCAGCTACACCTCCATTTTTGCTCGTTTGCGCCAATCTTCAGTTCCAGTGTTAAAAGATTTCTGAGCCTCAAACCCGTTTTTAGCCATCGAAGAGGCTTGTGCTACAAAAGTCCCCCTCGTATTCTCGCAAAGTTGAGAATAATACACCTTTTCTGCTCCTTCAATCATTGCAAACATCAATTCAAGGCTAATTTTATTATCAAGAACATCTCGCACCGCCTCCCAGCCAAAATAAATTCCGAATTTAGCTATTAAATATATTTCTGGTGTTATTTTAGGTTTAGAAGAATTTTGGCGTCGTTTTATGCGCTCTCGATACCGAGCCTCAATATCTTTTCTCTCTTCGTCAGTTAATAGATCTAAAATGTTCGTCATTTATCTATTCCTCACCGAATAGCCGCTTGGTCAATAATTTAATTCCATCTTCACCATATTTAGATACAAATTCCTTACCACCAAGATTTTCTGGCGTTCCATCACTTACTAATTTGGCAGAATGATTTATTAAACGTTCTGTCAAATTATCTATTTCAGTTAATATTTCTTCAACTTTCGTCTCATCAAGGTTTTCTTCGCCCTGTTTTTGCATCTTAGCCATCTCATTTTGTAAACGCACAATTTTTGACATAATTTGGCTTTTTTCAAGCTCATGTCCAGCCATTGGCTTCGTAAAAGTAAAGACTTTTCCTTCAATTTCAAAGTCACGTTTTTTTACACCTAAATCTTCAATAGTAATACTAATTGCTGTCATATAATCCTCCATTCAGCGTGTTAATTTTATAAACTTATATTAATTCTAAATAGTCGAGCTAATACAGTTGATTTTAGGAATTAAAAGATATAAAATCTAAATATAAGAAAGGTATTTATATTATGAATTTTATAGATAAACTAAGAATTAAAAACCTAAATATGCGCCAATATGTTTTAGGTAACTACGACGGCGACTTCGAAGGAATAGAAGAAATAGTCGCTAAAGCTCGCCTTAAAATTACTTATAATGGTGGCGTAGAGCTCCAATTTTCATATGGTTCAGCTTTTAAATATGAAACTGTACAGACTTTTTCTTGGGAAGAGATTAAAGGCTTCGATTATCGCCAAATTAAAGATTCTGCGGGTAAAAAGACTAAATATATTTTCGAAAACATGCTTTACACCACAAAAGGAACCCTAGTATTAAGAGGTGAATACACTAAAGGTGGTAAAATGGGCTCAAATGCTTACACTTATGACAGTTTGCTAATGGCCGCTACTAGCGCTAAGAATCGAGTTAATGCTTGCTTGAAATTACATAAAAAATACGCCGACTAAACTATTTTTTCAATATCAAAAAACGCCCCCAATAAATAAGGGCGTTTTTCATATCTATTTTTTACCCAGTTACTGCTTTTGTCGCCTGAGTAGCAACATCATAAATCGATTTTTTAGTTAAGTCACCAGTTCCAAGTCGCACATAGCCCTTGTCAGTTGGTTGGGCATTCAATGTAATTTCCACGCTCGGATCATCGCTTGTCGTTTGAGATAGCTCAAAATCCACATTGACTGTTGCTTTAAAGAAATGCACATCATTTTCATCAGTTTCAGCGCCCTTTTGATGCATATTCACTGGCATTTCAGCCACTTTTACATTCTTACCACCAAAAGTTACCGAGCCACCACCAGCAGTGCTTCTTGCGTAATACTCAGGGAATATTTTACCCAAGAAATCCAAACTTGGAACATAAAGTGTAAAGGTTGCCTCCGCAGTATCCACTACATTGGTTCGGCGCTTTGAAGTCCCTGCTTGAGTGTCTTTTTCAACTGTTTTAAGAGCGATTTTAGTTTTAATATCGCCCAAAAGTTCAGCAGGAATTAGAACATCACCTAGAGCAAGCTCCCAAAGTCCAGCATTTAATGTTTTTTCATATGTTGTTGCCATATTTTTCCTTTCTTAATAAATTATTTCTCCACTTATTGAATAAACCACTCTTCCTTG